ATTATTTTCAACAACAATGGAATTATGGTCCTGAATCAAAAGTATTAGAGCCTTGTAAAGGTAATGGCTCTTTTTACGATAATATGATAGGGGATAAATATTGGTGTGAAATAACAGAAAATAAAGATTTTATGGGTTGGAAAGATCCTGTTGATTGGATAATTACTAATCCACCATATAGTATATACGACATCTTTTTAAAAAAAGCTATGAGTGTTGCTAATAACATTGTTTTATTTGTTCCATTTTCTAAATTATGGAAATCAAAATCAAATGAATTAATGGTTAATCAATATGGTGGTATACGAGATTTAGTATATATGGGCACAGGCTCTCAACACGGATTTCCGATGGGATTTGTTGTAGGTTGTGTTTATTTTAAAAAAAATTATGATGGTCCAATTAAATATACTAGATTATTATAAAATAAAAAAGTGAGGTTTATATTATGTCAGATTTTTTATGGGTTGAGAAATATCGCCCAAAAACAATTGATGATTGTATCTTATCCGAAGATATAAAAGATACTTTTAAAAAGTTCCTAGAACAAAAAGAAATACCAAATCTACTATTATCTGGTTCACAAGGTACAGGTAAAACTACAGTTGCTCGTGCTTTATGTGAACAGTTGGGTTGTGATTACATAATCATTAATGGTTCAGATGAAGGTAGACACATTGATACTTTAAGAAATCAAATTAAAAACTTTGCTTCTACTGTATCTATCACACAAGACGCTAATCATAAAGTTGTTATTGTTGACGAGGCAGATTATATGAATCCTGATTCGGTTCAACCTGCGTTAAGAAACTTTATTGAATCTTTTTGGAAGAACTGTCGTTTTATATTTACTTGTAATTATAAAAATAGAATTATACCTGCTTTACAAAGTCGTTGTACAGTTATTAATTTTAAAATTACTAATGGTCAAGTAAGAAAAACTGCTGGGGCTTTTATGAAAAGATTAGAAGATGTCTTAACAAATGAAGGCATTGAGTTTGATAAAAAAGTCTTAGCTGAATTAATCCAAAAACACTATCCAGATTTTAGAAGAACCATAAACGAATTACAAAGATATTCGGCACGTGGTAAAATAGATAGTGGTATTCTATTCAGTTTATCTGAAGTCAATCATAAAGAATTAATGAACGCTTTAAAAGATAAAAAGTTTAATGATATGAGAAAATGGGTTGTTCAAAACTTAGATAAAGAGCCATCTCATTTATTTAGATCATTGTACGATATTCTCTATGACCATTTAGACGCTAAAGGTATTGCTCAAGCTATATTAATTATTGCTGGATATCAATATAAAGCCGCTTTTGTCGCTGACCAAGAGATAAATATGGTCGCCTGCCTGACAGAAATAATGGCGAGTTGTAAATTTAAATAAAATTAGTACGAGGAGAGAATGGCTAGACGAACATTTTTTAGAAAACTTATTGTTAAACTAAGAATGTGGTATGCTGATATAAGAGGTCATCACGGTAAACGTTGGGATTACGAACCAGGTGATTACTATATGGGCAGACACAGAAATAGAAAATAATGGCTTACGAATTAAAAGATTATCTTAATGCTATCAATTTTAGCAAAGAAAAGTTGATGGATAGCGAAGATTTACTTTGGGAAAAGAAGTATCCTGCTTATATTGTTAATCGTTGTATGTCTATGTTTTGGGACACCTTACCTGCTGCCAATGAGATGAATGGGTATCATTTCTTAAGCAATAAGGTACAATTTGATTTTTTTATAAATAGTATCAGAAAACAAAAGAGATTTGGCGGTAAATGGTTATCACAAGCCAAGCTTAATGATATGGAGTATGTGAAAGAATATTATGGTTATAGTAATGAAAAGGCAAAAGAAGCTCTAAACATACTTAGTAAAGAACAAGTTGAACACATTAAAAATGCCTTGAATAAAGGTGGGAGAACAAAGAGATGAGTGAAGAAATACAATGGTCGCCTGAACGTATGTTAGAGGTCACAATCAAACAACCAGACGATTTCCTAAAAGTAAGAGAAACTTTAACACGTATAGGTGTAGCAAGTAGAAAAGATAAAACCCTTTATCAATCTTGTCATATATTACATAAACAAGGTAAATACTATATTGTACACTTTAAAGAATTATTTGCTTTAGATGGCAAAAAAGCCACTTTAGTTGAGAATGATATACAAAGAAGAAACACAATCGCTATCTTATTACAAGATTGGAATTTAATTGACATAGTTGATAAAACTGCTTCAGAAAACAAAGCACCTTTGAGCCAGATTAAAGTTTTACCTTTCAAAGAAAAGAAAGAATGGATTTTATCTGCTAAATATAATATAGGTAAAAAAGCAGAATCAACTGAAGAAAAAACTGATGGCGATGGAAGTATCAAAGTTTAAAGATTTCTTAACCGAAGAAAAGGCATCACAAAAATTACGTATCTTAGTAATTTCAGATGAGCCTGAAAACTCGGAACTATTTCATACAGCAAAACGTATAAAAGAAGAAGGACCTAAACTAGGTCATAAAACTTATGTCGTTTTTATTGATGGCGCTTATATCAAAAATGAAGACGGTATAAAAACAATTCACAATATAGATGATGAAAAAGGTTTTGAAATTAATGATGAGAACACAATTGCTATCGTAAGAGGTTCTGTCACACGTAAAGACGCTTGGTTAGATTTACTTTCACAATTAGAAAAAGCTGGTGTTGCTTGTATTAATAGTAGAACAACTGTTAATATATGTGCCGACAAATATCGTACTTATTTAAGACTTGCTGATTATGGTTTAGAACAACCTAAAACAGTATTAGTACCAAACAAAGATGGTGTTGATGCTGCTGTTGAAAACTTAGGAACAGGATTTCCTATGATAATGAAAACACTTAGAGGTAGTAAAGGTGTAGGAGTTATCTTTGTTGAATCAGAAAGATCATTAGACAGTATTGTACAATTAATATATAAAGAAAGTGATGATGCCGAACTGTTAATCCAAGAATATATTAAAATACCATTTGATGTAAGAGTATTAGTTTTAGGTGGTAAAGTATTAGCATCTATGAAACGAGAGGTTATTAAAAAAGACTTTCGTTCAAATTTTTCACAAGGTAGTAAAGTAACAGAATTTAAACTTACAGAATTAGAAATAGAAGATTGTATTTTGGCTGCTAAAGCCGTTAATGGTCAATATGTTGCTGTTGACTTAATTGTTTCAGACAATAGAGAAAAACAAAGACCAAAAATTATAGAAGTCAATTCATCTCCAGGTACCGAAGGTATTGAATCAGCAACTGGTAGAAATTTAATTAAAGAAGTTATACAACACTTTGAAGATCCTAAAAATAGATTTAAAGTACCTACTGAAGTAGGACATAGAGAAGTCGTTACAATAAAACCATTTGGTGAAATAGAAGCTAAATTTGATACAGGTAATTCTGCTAAGGCAGTAATTCACGCTGACAAAATGAAAGTAAATGGTAAAAAAGTAACTTGGACTTTATTGGGTAAAACAATTACGAGTGAAATAATAGAAAAAATTACTGTGGGTGTTGGCGGTATGAGAGATTATGATGAAGAAAGATATGTCATTAAATTAGATGTAGAATTTTTAGGCACAAATTATAAAGATGTAGAATTTACTTTAGATGATAGAGATGAAAGATCATTAATATTATTTAATAGAGGCTTTATGAAAAGAGCTAATGTAATGGTAAATCCTGCTAGAAGATATGTTGTGACTACTAAATACAGTTTAGAAGATTAACAATTAACAAATGGAACTTTGTGAAAAATGAATTACTTATCCATAAACATCTAATTATTAGAGCCGAAGTAAACAATCCGCCAAGAGATGTAGAATACTTAACTACTTGGTTAAAAGATTTCATATCGTTTATTAATATGAAAATAATGTTAGGTCCTTACGTTGCTTATTGTGACAAGCCTGGCAATAGAGGTATCACAGGTGTATCAGTGATAGAAACAAGTCATATTGCTATACACGTTTGGGATGAACCAGTACCAGCATTAGTACAATTTGATGTGTACAGTTGTGCTGAATTTGACCCATATCAGATAGCCGAAAAGATAAAAAACGATTGGTCAGTTGAAAGAATTGATTATAAATTTTTAAATAGAGAAACTGGTTTAAAACCTATACGTTTAAAAAAATAAACATTGACTTATTATATGTTTTATGATATATTATAACAAATAAGGAGATATTATGTCAAAAGTGAAAGTATTAAGATTAACAACTGGTGAAGATGTAATTGCTAATGTAGTTACAGAAACACCTGATGTGATAACATTATCAAAAGCATTTGTTATCATTCCAAGACAGTCGGCACCAGGACAACCTGTACAACTTATGATGAGTTTGTATATGCCGTATAGTGAAAGTGATACATTTCTTTTAAAGTCAGCCAATGTTGTAACAATGGTTGATCCTAAAAAAGAAATACTTGCTTCATATCAAGCTAACACAAGTAGTATTTTAACACCAAATAGAGAATTAATTACAGAAACTAAAATACCTAAACTGTAATGATTACTGTTAACTTTATTAGAGGACAGGAAAAAATTCCTGTTCAAGTGAATGAAGGTAGCACAATAATGGAGGCAGCTAAATTTTATGCTAATCCTCCTTTTGAAGAAATACCTGCTACTTGTGGAGGTTCTTGTGCTTGTTGTACTTGTCATATTCACGTTGATAAAGATTGGATTGACAAAGTAGGTAAAATAGATTATAATACACCAGAAGGTGAATTAATAGAATACGAAAAAAATTTTAAAGAAGGTGTTAGTCGTTTAGGTTGTCAAATAGTTTTAAAACCTGAACACAACGGAATAGTGATACACTTATTAGATAATGAACTTTTATAAAAACGTTATAGAACATAGAGGTAAACTTTTAGTACGAGGTGTACTTG